GTTAAGTATAGAGTCTGTGAAGAAGTATTTTGAGCGCCTGCTGTTCCATTAACTTGTAACTTAGTCCAAGATGAAATACTTGAAGCTCCAACACCCACATTCTCACTAGAATCTATGGTGATTGCATTGCTTGTTGCGTTATCATCAATACCTGTTGAAGTAAATCCAGCAACAACTCCTGTCATCGTACCGCCTGCCAAAGGCAACTTTGCAGCAATATCCGTATTGATGGAGTTAGCGAGTTTGTCTGTTGTTACTGCATCATCAGCAATCTTTGCAGTTGTTACTGCATCATCAGCGATATCAGCAGTAGCAATTGCACCGTCAAGTACCGCTGTGGATTTAATTGTATCAATTGCCATTTATTATTTTCCTCTATTAAGCGACTGTGCAACCATTGTTTGCAATAAGTACCCAACCGATTGTGGTTGCGTAAGTAAGCATAACACTGTCGCCAACATCGTTCATAGTAATAGTTGTACCACCAGCAAAAGTAGCTGGAGTAATAGTACCATCACCACCATCAGCTTTCATCACAATGATTTTAATTTGTCCTACTACACCATCAGCAAGCGTGAGTGCGTCTGCGGCAGTTGTTGTAACTTCTGTTACACCAGTTACCACATCAATTGCACCAGCACCAGAAAGTGTCTGTACACTTGTCTTTAAGTCTGCAAGAGTTTTGTTGGTAAGGATATCAGCAGATACTTTACTTACCAATGTAGAACTTGCACCAGCAGGGAGTAGACTTGTGTTTGTCACTGCAGCACTGTGGGGTTGTGGTTTAATTGTTTGTCCGTGTGAGTTTGCATGACAGTTAAGTTTAATCTGTCCTTCAACTGATGAACCGTCACCTTTGATTTCTACAATCTGTGTTGCAGTATCAACAGAAAGGTTTCCAGATGCAGTAGTGATATCACCACCGACAATTGGTGCAGTCAAAGTTTTGTTTGTAAATGTTGTTGTACTAGCAGCAGTTACCAAAGTTGCAGAATCACTCAAGTCCGTACTTGCAATTGTGATTGCAGCAGAACCATCGAATGATTTTCCAGCAATGTTCACTGCAGCTGCAAGAGCAGTTGCTGTGGTTGCATTACCTGTCACGTTACCAGTGAATACACCAGCGATTGCTCCAGTACCAGTAATGGTTGGACTTGTTAAAGTTTTGTTTGTTAGTGTCTCTGATCCAGTTAGCGTGACAAAACTGTCAGATGAAAGAGTAGTACCATTACCGAGTTTGGTATAGAGTTCTACGAAGTTGGCGTTAAGTTTTCCTGCTCCGCTACGGAGGTCATCACCTGTTCCGTCATTCGCACTAGTCCCACGCCCGATTGCTTGATATGCCATTTGGGGTTTCTCCTATTAATTCCTATAGTTATTTATACGTCTTATTCTACTGGGCATCAAATGTTTCTGAGGAATTATCAAAAGAACTTCCTAAAGAAGAGAACAATACGAATGCGCCAGTTCCAGTGTTTGAGTCTACGTCAAACTTAGTTGTTGTTGTGTCGAAAGATGTACCATCCTCATCAAATGAAGTTGCGTACCTACCTTCAGTATCCCTAGTGTTTCCACTCTCATCAAACCTAGTAATACCATCATCGAATGAGATAAAGTCATTGTCAAATGCATTTGTCAATCCATCTCTATATATTGTTATCTCAGATGGAGGCATAAAGTTAATTCGTTTAGTGAATGCAGAAGCAGGAATTGTTCCGTCTGCAAGACATATTTCACGAATACCTATGTATCCAATCTGTGCAAGAGTGTATTGATCACGAGATTGATTTGAACCAGCAGTTGCAATTCTACCACTTGGATCACGATGATTTGGTATAACTGCATTTGAACCTGTAGGATGAACAGAGAATGCATAGTGTGCCACGTTCTCCATTGTTGGGCCTGCAAGGAATCTCGCACCCCTTCCTATGTTCATACTAACTTTAACGTCTGATGTTAATGTAACATCTCTTCCGTCTGGTAAATCAGATAGTTCTCCATATCCAGTTACAGGAGCAGAGACTAATGATGCATTTGTTACAGTACCTAAACGTCTTCCGAAGATTGTAGTAAACAAGTTCGTGAATGTAGATGCAAGTTCTGGAGAGAATGTATCATCACCAATAAAGTCACTAATTCCACCAGCAGAAGGAACTTGAATAGTTGCAGATACTTGAGATGCAAAAGATACTTCACCGAATACGTTCCAACCAGC